TCGGGCCTGTGTCATAAATGTAAATTCTCTTTTTGAGGCGATAAATGGCAAAGAAAAAAGTCAAAAGCGGACGGCCTACAAAGTACAAGCCTGAGTATTCTGAACAGGCCCGCGCAATGGCCGAGGAGGGATTGACGGATAAGCAGATAGCTAAGCTGTTTGGCGTAACTAAGCAGACTCTCGGCAATTCGAAGCACATGTTTCCGCAATTTTTTGCCTCCTTAAAGGCTGGCAAAAAGCTTGCAGATGAGCAGGTAGTCAAGTCGCTTTATCACAGAGCGCTAGGTTATTCAGCGCCAGAAACCCACATCACGAACCATAAAGGCAAGATTACCAAGACTGAGCTCGTTAAGCACTACCCGCCTGATCCAACATCACTGATCTTCTGGCTCAAAAATAGAGATCCTAAAAATTGGCGGGATAAGCACGATCATCACCTTGATGGCGATTTAGTGGTCAATCTGAAGTTGGGAGAAGATAAATAGTGCAGCTTGATATCGACTGGAAATTCCACCCGCAGCAGTGGTTAGCGCTGAAGACGCTGGCCGGTGATGGTGTTGACGAATTGCTCTACGGCGGGGCAAAGGGCGGGGGAAAGACGGTAATGGGGGTACGCTGGGCATTCAGTACGGCTCTTGAGGTGATAAAGAAATACAAGCTCAAGCCAACCAAGTATCCTACGGCTATAGGTTTTATGGGCCGTAAGAGGGGTTCGGACTTCAGAACGACAACACTGGAGACCTGGAAGCGGGAAGTTCCTGCCGACGCTTATGTAATAAACGAGCAAAAGAAAGAAATCGTTGTTTTAGGTACGCTGAAGTGGGTTTTTGGGGGATTTGACGATAGAGGGGATGTTGAGAAGTTTAACTCGGCTGAATATGCGTTCGGGTTTATCGACCAGGCTGAGGAGGTGGGCGAAGATGAGATCGGTATGCTCCGTGGGTCTTTGAGACTCAAGATCAAAGGTAAGGCCGTACCGCACAAACTGCTATTAACCGCTAATCCCGCTCAATGCTGGCTCAAGCGGGAGTTTGTCAAGCAGGGCTTAGAGAAGACCCGCAGGCGATTCATTCAAGCCTTGCCGGGGGATAATCCATACCTACCGCCGGATTACGACAGCCAGCTCGATGTATCATTCTCACACCGGCCGGAGTTGTTGCAGGCATATAAATACGGATCGTGGGATGCTCTTGAGGCCGATGACGTAATCATCAAAGATAGCTGGCTCGAGAAGGCCAAGCTCAATCACTTCCATATCCCCCCGAATGAGACCCGAAGGCTGGTTGTCGCTGATATCGCTCGCTTCGGTGACGATGAGACGATTATCTATTATCAGGAGAATACCAAAGTTATAGACCATCAGGAGTACGGCCAGAAGGGCGCGGATTATACGGCCGGGCAGATTGCCGCCATGGCCAATAAGTACAAAAAGGACGGAATAGTGCCGCTTATAGCTTTGGATGCTGACGGTCTGGGCGGGCCTGTTGCAGACTTTCTTGCATCGTGGGGATTCGAGGTCAAACAAATTCAATCAGCCAGCAAGAGTAACGAGCCTGATAGGTTCTACAATCTCCGCGCTGAGATGTGGTGGACTGCGGGCGAAAAGTATGCGAACGCTGATATCGAAGAGGATTTTGTTGACGATGAGTTGGCTCGGCAATTGACGGTGCCTAAATGGTTCTGGCGTAATGGCCGGATATTAGTTGAGGCTAAAGCGGATATTAAGAAGCGGTTAGGTCGGGGCAGGTCTCCGGATAGAGCGGATACCAGGGTGATGGGTTTATATGCGATAAGGTTTGCCAGTCCTATAGGCCAGAGGCGGCCTGCAAGGGACGGCTGGGACGCTGTGCCGGACGGCGTAACGGCGATGGCTGGGTAATTATTTTTTGAAAGGAGAATCGAAAAATGAAGAAGGTATTTTTAATTGCTGTGCTGGCGCTGGCGTTTGTGGGCGGCTGCAACGAGCAGGCAAGCTCAATAAAGCTTCCGAAAGAGTGGGTGAAGGTCTACGGGCGAGGGGCGAAGTCTGAGTTGCAGTATAAAACCGCTTATGTGACGCAGATAAATCACAACAAACTAAAAGAGATAGTGAAACGCGTAAAAGCTTTAGAGGCAAAACAGGACCCAAACGATAAGGAGAACAAACAAGATGGCTGAAGGAAACCCCAAAAAGAGTACCAAGTTCAACGTGCCGAATCCGACGACCCTGAATGTGTGCGGCAATGTTATCAAGGTAAAGCCTGACGGCACTACCGGTGAGGCTGACCCTAAGAGGCTGCTTACAAGACGTCGCGAGGCAAAGAAGCGTGGGCGTTTAGGTCTTGATGAAGAAAGGATCTGATGACTTCCAGTAGCCGGATATCGATGTTGAACGAGTGGCGGGCCGAAGACTTTAACGAGTCTGACGACTGGCGCAAGCGTGGTATGGAGTCTTACAGATTTTATACCGGCTACAGGCAGTGGGAGCAGCAGGACTTAGACAAGCTTGACGCCGAAGGCAGGCCGCATTTACAGATTAATCTAACGATGCCGATCGTCAATACTCTGGTTGGTATCCAGGCCGAGAATAAGCAGGACTTCAAGCTGTTTCCGAGGCGAGGTGGTTCTACTGCTGTTGCTGCGTTAGGCTCTGAACTGCTCAAGCATACTATGGATATATGCGACGGCGAAAGTGAACTAAGCGATGTCTTTTTGTCCGGCTTGATAAGCGGGATGGGCGTTATCGGTGTCAAAAAGCAGATGCTCGTCGACAAGATTAACGGCGAACTGGTTCTCGAATACAAGAGTCCTTTTTCCGTCCTCTTCGATCAGAACGCTACGGAGTACGACTTCAACAAGCGTGGGCGCAGGCAGTTTGAGGGTATATGGCTTACTTCCGACGAGCTTGAAGAGTCTTATGGCGTCAATGTGAAGGATGTGTCGCAAGCCGTTGAATCGCCTAAATTCGCATCGGAAAAGATAGAGCTTGAGGACGATGATTACGGCGAGACTGGCAGGGTTGACAAGAGCAGGAAAGACCAGTATCTAGTTCAAGAATGTTATTGGCGTAAATGGCAGAAGAATACCTACCTTGTAAATCTTGCTAATTGGAGTACAAAGTTGATACTGAGCAGAAGCCAGATTAATTTTGTCAAGGGTTCGGTAGCCAGGCACAAGGCAGAATCAGCGGAGGCCGGTATCCCGCCTATGTGGGCAGTCATGAGATGGAGCTTGAGCATACGGTTGATCCGTGGAATGGCATATCGGATTTCCCGAATATTCCGTTTTATCCGTACTGGGCCGATGGTTACCCGATGGGCGTGGTAGACAACCTCAAAGACCCGCAGCGCGAGCTGAACAAGAGAGTCAGCCAGGAGCTTCACATAATCAACACCACAGCCAATACCGGCTGGAAGATAAAGGACGGCAAGAATATTGAGGCTGTTCGTGAGTTAAAAAGGGATGGCGGCAAATCCGGCTTTGTTCTCGATGAGAGCAAATTCGGCGGCGAAGCGGAGAAGTTAAAGCCGAACGAGATGGGTAGCTCGATACCATACATAGCAAAGCAGAACGAGCAGTATATCGATAGGATTTCAGGGGTGGACCCGAATCTAAGGGGTATCACCGACCGCAAGGAAAGCGGCAAGGCGTTAAACATGCGAATGACCGCTACTATGTCCGTTGTCAGGGGTGTCTTTGAGAACTTTAATCGTACGCAAAAGAGCCTGGCTCGTTTCTTGTGGGATATTATCCGGCAGAGGGATAATGAAGGCGAAAGTGTTGTTTATTCCAGGAAAGAGATTGAGTCTATAGTCCAGGAAGCCAGTTTAAGAGAATTTATTGTCGATGATGGTATGGGCAATCAGGAGATTGATTTGAGTCCGTTTTATTCCGAGGAAATAGGCCATTACGGCATTAAAGTCGCTACCAGTCCTAATACTCAAACGGTCAGGAGTGAGAATCTTGATATGTTACTTCAGATAGCCGAGAAGTACCCGCCTGCCCCTGATGGTTCTCCGATAATCCCCGCTGAGTTTTTACTTGAGCTTACTGATATTCCGAGACGTGACGAGTTAATCGAATCTATACGTAGAAAATCGCAGGCTATGGCCCA